ACTTGGTGTATCAACCGCGGCTATGGATGATTTTGTAACTGAGATTTTAGGCGATAATGGAATGTTCACATCAGCATTACTGAGAGTACCAATGGATGCCAGAGAAGAATTGTTTAAAGGCACCAGTGTATTCTTAAGTGGAATGAGAGCAATGGGCGGAGATGCAGGTGGTTCTCTTGCAAGTGCGGCTCTAGATGCGGCCACAATGGGTGCTATTGGATTCAGTGATGCGGCATTTGAATTTATTACAGTATTACCTGGTATGTCAAGTACATTCCAAAAAGCAATCAATCAATTCTCTGAAGGTACACTTAATGGTAGAGACTTGATGGCAGAGTTTACCGATCAATTAGGTAACCTTACTAAATCAGAACGTCAAAGAATATTCTTACTAGCAAGGGCAGGTGATGAAGCCGCTAAAACTTTAGCAATGGCTGTAACACAATTCGAACAATCCAGAGATAGATTTGAAGAAATCAACAAGGATCTAGATTTTGAAGATTTTCAACAAGCAAGAAATGATTTAATGAACTTTTTTACTGCTGTAAGAGGCGGCATAAGTGCGGCATTTAATGATTTTGTTTTTGGTTTTTCAAAAGGTGTAATTGGCACAGTTGGTGATGACATGCAAGAAGTGTCACAAATGGTCAGGGACACTATTGCTAATTTATTTTCATCAGAAGGAGGCATTACAGGATTTGGCGAAATGATGGGCGAACAATTTATGCCCACGTTTAAAAACTTTGTAGGTGCACTCGGTAGAGTAATAAATTATATAGATTACATGCTTATAGGCGAAGGAGGCATGGACCCAGCACGATATGAAGCATTAAATAAACAATTTGGTGGAAAGAGGGAACATGGTGGCCCAGTTATGTCGGATATGCAATATCTGGTTGGAGAAAAAGGACCTGAACTATTTGTGCCTGGAACATCGGGTATTATAATTCCACATGATAGATTGCAAGAGTACATGGCCAGAGATCCAGGAACTATTAGTAAAGCCGGTTTTCCAAAAACAGTAGGTGAAATCGGGACGCAAGGCCTACGAGGATTTTGGGAAATGATTACTGGAGGTACCTATAGGCCGTTGAATCTAGGTGGAAATAATACTAACCTGCTTAGTGCCAATACGATTAACACCACTGGTCAAGCCACTTCTGGACTTGCATTTTTATCAACTGCCGCGGCGGCGTCAATAAGGACAGGCGGCTTAACAATAGATGATTATATAAATGCGTCCAAAGGGTTTGATAATGGAAATTTTGTTATAGGCAAAGATGGCAAAGTTTACACTAAGTCTGGTGATTTGCTTGACGATATGAAAAATAAAGATCAAAGTTTCAAGAATAGAATGAAACAAAGTGTCAGTAAGAATGCTAAAGGTATTTTAAACAAGATAGGAGGTCGACTTGCTATCCTTGATGCAGTTATAGATATAGTCATGGGAAGTGCTGACGCCGTAGATGCTCAAAGCAAGTTTGAAGGCGGACTTATTACACAAAATGAATATGATCACAGAATGGCAAAAGCCACTAGAACTGCTATAGCGGCATTGTCCATTAAAGGTGGTGGCGCCGTAACCGGCGGTACTATCGGTGCATTTTTTGGTGGAATGGGAGCATTTCCAGGAGCCATATTAGGAGCATCAGTAACAGGTGGTGTCGATGACATATTCGGTATTAGCCAAAGATTGGGAAGAAAGTATGCTGATAGTGAGTTTGGTAAAAATGCTGGCGCACTTGATATGTCTAAACTTGCTTCTATGGGACCAGACGAAATGTTCAGACACTTAACAAGTTTAGAACAAAATCTTTTATCAAAAGAATTTAGTCAATATGCTTCAATTGGAAATATGGCCGCAACTAATATGGGAGGACCAGGATACGCAAGTGCCATGGGTGCAATGGCTGATTATTTCTTACAGGATATTTCATTACAAAGAGGTCAAACTGTATCAAACAAACAATTACCTCAAATTCAAGAATTAATAAATCAAGCAAAAGTAAATCAACCACATTTAAGAGAAAATCAAATCGAACAACTTATAGAAACACTTATTGGTAAAGATCTTAATGGCACATTTTATAATGGCAATGACATATTTAACAACCAATTAAGTAAAGTTAATACAGCCAAGTCTGGTACTTTGTCAGGAACACCTACATCACCTGGTTACATTACTATAGACGAATTAGCCAAAATTTTAACTCAGTATAATATAGAAATGCGTGATGTTAAAAGATATCTAAAAATACAAACCAGACAAGGTGAGAATATCCAATACAACACTCAATAATTAATTTCTACTTGACAATTTCCGATAAATAGTATAAAATATATGTTAATAGGAATACTATGAGTTGGAAGAAATACTTTACATCAGTAGATAATTCAGGACTACCACTTAATGTGTCCGGTTTAAAGGACGAAAGCGGTCCTGGTGCGGCTACAAGTAGATATGCTAGTTGGTTACCTGAAGTTTATGCAGGTTCGCCTAATCGTTTGATGAGATACATTCAGTATGATCAAATGGATAACGATCTTGAGATAAATGCCGCTTTAGACACTATTGCTGAATTTGGTACACAACAAGAACAATCTAACAAAGTTCCTTTTACAATAAACTTTAAAAGTAAACCAAGTGATACTGAAAACACTATATTAATTAAAAGTTTAAGCCAATGGTGTAAATTAAATGAATTACACAAAAGAGCATTTAGAGTTTTTAGAAGTACTATCAAATATGGTGACCAATTCTTTATCAGAGATCCAGAAACATACAAACTGTATTGGATTGACCCTGCAAACATTGAAAAAGTTATTGTAAATGAAAGTGAAGGCAAAAAGATTGAAACTTATTTTGTCAAAGGATTAGCACCAAACTTTGAAGAACTTATAGCAACCAACGTTGCACCATTGCACACTAGACCATATGGTGCTGGTCAAGGACTAAATGCAGGTTATCAATCTGTTGGTACACAAACAAGTAACTATTTGACAGGTGCTATAGATGGTGTGGATCAAGGTATTCCAATTGATGCTAAACATGTTGTACATATTAGTTTAACAGAAGGTATGGACCACAATTGGCCTTTCGGAATAAGCATCTTAGAGCCAATTTTTAAAGTATTCAAACAAAAAGAACTGTTAGAAGATTCAATTATTATATACAGAGTGCATAGAGCACCTGAAAGACGTGTGTTCTTTATTGATGTTGGTAACATGCCACCTCACAAAGCACGTCAATACTTAGAACAAGTCAAGTACGAAGTACAACAAAAACGTGTTCCTAACAAGAAAACAGATGGTACAAGTGTAGCAGATGCGGCCTACAATCCAATGAGTATGTTGGAAGACTACTTCTTTGCTCAAACGGCAGATGGTAGAGGTTCAAAAGTTGACACACTACCCGGTGGTGAGAACTTAGGACAAATAGATGACTTAAGATACTTTAATAACAAACTGTTACGTGGTTTGAGAATACCAGCAAGTTATTTGCCAACAGGTCCAGACGATGGTTCTGCTATGTATAACGATGGTAAAGTGGGTATTGCATATATTCAAGAATATAGATTTGCAAGATATGTAGAAAGATTGCAAAAACAAATACAAGAAGAACTAGATAAAGAATTTAAAATGTTCCTCAAATACAGAGGCATTGAAATTGACAGCAGTGAATTTGAGATACAGTTTAATGCTCCAATGAACTTTAGCAGTTACAGAGAACTTGCTATGGATAGTGAAAGGGCACAACTGTTTAATCAGATTGCGGCTATACCTTATCTAAGTAATCAGTTTAAATTACAGAAGTTCTTAGGATTGACAGAATCCGAAATCAAACAAAACGAAGAACTATGGCGTCAAGAAAACGATTATGAGAAATACAAAGACGGTGATGAAACTAATCTCAAAGATTTAGGAATAAGACCTCAACCTGATGCCGCAGTTAATCCTGCACTTGATGTTGACGTAGGAGGCCTACCTCCCACAGAACCACAAGGAGACATAAATACTATAGATGATGCAGGTGATTTAGGCGATCCTAATGCACCAGGCGGAGTTCCAGGAGTATAACATGAGACTAGACGAGTTTTACAATCCTGAGTTTGACGAGTTTCAAAGAAAGCAACAAGACGACACAAGAAAAGTCACGTTGACATTAGAACAGTTAAACAGGATGAGAAAAATAAAACAAATAAAAAAAGCAGAAGAAATTGAGCATAGTAAGTTTGTTAAGTCTATGTACAGGAATCCTACAGACGCCACAGGCGGAATATAATCTAAAACACCTAAATTGTTTGTTTTTAGATAAATAAATGCACAGAACGGTAGAATCTTCTGATTTTTACCAAAATACATCAAAAAAACACCTTATATACCTTAAAAACATCACATTACTATAAGTAGTTATAATGGTCTGTAACAATATTGTTACGACTTGACATTTTTTGTTTAAAATAGGAGGCCATAATGTCAGAATCAAGAAGTAAATTAGAAGAAATTCTTGAACTTCTCCTAGCAGAAGAAAACGAAAAAGCGGAAGAAATGCTTCATGAGTATGTTGTTGCTAAAGCAAGAGCAGAATATGAAAAAGTTCTAGACGAAGACGTTTCTGAAGAAGAAGTTGAAGAGTCAGCAGAATCAGAAGAAGAAGCAGTTGAAGAATCAGAAGAAGTTGACGAAGAAATGAAAAAGAAGTCTAAGAAAAAAGACGAAGTGGACGAAGAAATGAAATCCAAAAAGTCTAAGAAAGACGAAAAAGACATGGACGAGTCAGTTGAATCAGAAGAAGATGCTGTTGAAGAAGACTTTGAAGACGTAGAAGTTGATGAAGTAATTGATCAATCAAACGATTTCGAAGAAGAAATTCTTTCTGATGAAGAAGAAATTGAAGGCGATGAAGTCGGAGAAGAAGAAGGCGACGAAGGTGATCAAGACCTAGAAGATAAAGTCGACGATCTAGAAGACGAATTAGAAGACCTTAAAGCAGAATTTGAGAAACTTCTCGCAAACGACGAAGATGAAGTCGAAGACGAAGAAGAAGCAGAAATGGACGCAGACATGATGGGCGATGAACTTGATTTAGAATCAGTTGAATACGATCTAGATGAAGAAGTTGCTGATGAAGATGTTGTTGAAGAAGCAACAAAACTTCAAGACAATGCTGAAAACATGGCTCAAAAAAGCGATAATCCAGACAGTAAAGAATCACCATTAAGCAGTATTCCAAAGAAAACATTTGTAGCAAATTCCAAAGAAGGAATTGAAAACAAAGACGGCGGAGAAGGCAATATGGGCGATAACAAACCTAAAGATCACACACCATCAGACAACATTAAAGTTGAACCAAAAAAGGCGTAAGTCTTTTTAACTGAAGGAGTTTTCAATGGCGAATAAGTTATACGAGTATTTGAGTCCTGAACTTTCAGGAGTTACTATCACGGAATCAAGTGATGGTAAGGACTTGTTTATGGCTGGTCTTTTTATTCAAGGTGATGTAAAAAACCAAAATGGTAGAGTATATCCCCAGAAAGAAATAGAAAAAGCCGTTGAAAGTGTTAGATCTCGTCTTTCTAAAGGAGAGACAGTAATGGGTGAACTAGATCACCCAGAAGAACTACAAATTAACTTAGACAGAGTTAGTCATATTATAACTGATATGAGTTGTGAGAATGCTAACGGTTTAGGAAAATTAAAAATCATAGAAACACCAATGGGTAACATTGCTAAAGCATTGTGCAAAGCAGGCGCAAAACTTGGTGTATCAAGTCGTGGATCAGGAAACGTTAACGAAAGTGGACTTGTTTCTGATTTTGACATTGTAACAGTAGACATTGTGGCCCAACCAAGTGCCCCTGATGCCTACCCAAAAACAATCTATGAAAGTTTATTTAATATGCGAGGTGGTGTTCAAATTTTTGACACCGCATCTGCATTAACACACGATAAAAGTGCAGAAAAACACTTGATGAAGGCTATCACTGGCTTCATCAATGAACTTAAAATAAAGTAGGAGACTACGATGGCAGTGAATTTTACAGAACTACTTGAGAATGCAGAATTAACGGAAGACGTTAAAACTGCTCTTCAAGAAGCATGGGATTCTAGAGTTTCAGAAGCAAGAGAAGAAATTACTGCGGAACTTAGAGAAGAGTTTGCTCAAAGATACAGTCATGACAAAAGTCAGATTGTTGAAGCAATGGACAAATTCATCACTGAACAAGTTACAGCAGAAATTGCCGAAATTGCTAGTGAAAAAGAATCACTTGCAAAAGATCGTGTCAAATATCACAAAGCCATTAGTGAGCATGCCAAGGTACTTGACAAATTTGTAACTCAAGCAGTTGCAAAGGAAGTTAAAGAACTTAGAGCAGATAGAGTCAATGTAAGTGATCATGTTGCAAAATTAGATAATTTTGTTGCAGAACAACTTGCAAGTGAACTATCCGAGTTCCACGAAGACAAAAAAGGTCTCGTAGAACAGAAAGTCAAAATGGTAAGAGAAGGCAAAAAACAATTAGTTGAAGCCAAAAAAGACTTTATTAAGAAAGCCGCTGATAAAGTGGAAGGCGTTGTAAACAACGTTATTTCTAATGAAGTTAGATCTTTCCGTGATGACATTACTAAGGCACGTGAAAATGACTTCGGTCGTAGAATTTTTGAAGCATTTGCAAATGAGTATGGCGTAAGTTATCTCAATGAAGCAAAAGAAATCAAGAAAATACAAAAACAAATCGCTGAAATGGAAACCAAACTTGACGAATCTAAGCAAGTAATTGCTGAGAAAGAAGAAGCAACTAAATTAGTTGAATCTAAGTTGAGAGTTGCAGAAGATCGATTCGAAAGAAAAGAAAAACTCAACGAATTAATGGCACCACTCGGCAAAGAGAAGAAAGAAATTATGTCAGACTTACTTGAAAGTGTTAAGACAGAGAATTTGGATAAGCAATTTGAAAAATATCTCCCATCTGTTTTAGATGGCGAAACACCAAGAGTGAAGAAGACATTGTCAGAATCAGTTACTAGTGAACACACTGGTAATAAGGCAACTGTAGTAACTGCAGAAGCCGATGACAAAGCGGATAGTGTAGTTGAAATTGACACTCTCCGTAAATTAGCCGGACTTTCAAAATAAAATAGGAGTTAGAAATGGCAGATTTATTTGAAAGCAACTGGTCCGCAACTAAGGAAGCCTTGCTTGAAGGATTAGATGGAAACAGAAAATCCTCATTAGATGTGGTACTCGAAAATACAAAAAGACATTTGTCAGAGGCCGCAACAGCAGGCGCCACAGGTGCAGGTTCAGTAGCAACATTAAACAAGGTAATGTTACCTTTGATCAGAAGGGTTATGCCTTCAGTGATCGCAAACGAACTCGTCGGTGTACAACCAATGAGTGGTCCAGTAGGACAAATCCACACACTAAGAGTCCGTTATGCGGAAACTGGTGGTGGAGCAACAGCAGGTGACGAGGCTTTAAGTCCGTTTAAACTTGCTTCTTCTTACGCAGGATCTCCAGATGCAACAGCATCTGCTGAGGGACAGCCAGGAAGAAAAATGAGCATTCAAATCTTAAAAGAAACCGTTGAAGCGAAAACCAGAAGGTTATCAGCAAGATGGACTTTTGAGGCGGCTCAAGATGCAGAAGCAATGCATGGTGTTGACGTTGAAGCAGAAATTATGCAGGCACTAGCACAAGAGATCGTAGTTGAGATCGACCAAGAAATTATCGGGTCACTAAGAACTCTAGCAGGTGCAGGTCAAACTTTAGACTTCAAAGGATCAGCATTAATTGGTACACCAGCATACGTTGGTGACAGACATGCGTTATTGGCAATTGAGATCAACAGAGCGGCTAACAGAATCGCGGCTAGAACAAGACGTGGTGCTGGTAACTACATTGTTGTTTCTCCAGAAGCATTGACAATCCTACAAAGTGCGTCAACTTCAACTTTTGCTAGAACAACAGAAGGTTCTTTCGAAGCACCTACAAACACTAAGTTTGTTGGTACATTGAACGGAACAATCAGAGTATTCGCTGATAACTATGCGGCTGACGGTACAAAAGTACTAGTTGGTTACAAAGGATCAAGTGAAACAGATGCTCCAGCATTCTATTGTCCTTACATCCCACTAATGAGCACAGGTCCAGTTATGGATCCTGCTACATTTGAACCAGTAGTAAGTTTTATGACCAGATACGGTTATAAAGAACTTACAAATACTGCAAGTTCATTGGGTAACGCGGCAGACTACGTTGATGCAATTACATTGTCCAACGTTGTTTTCCAGTAAGCCGATTACAGGAATTAAAAAGCACACCTCCGGGTGTGCTTTTTTTTGACTTTTTTTAATTGTGATAAATAGTTACATATATTAATTCAGCAGGAACATTAGATGGCAATTAAAAGAACCTATATCAATTCAGACGAAGAACTAGTTATCAAAGGTAATCTAGTCATTGAAGGTAATGTAACTCAAATAGAGAATACATCAAATGTAAGTAGACTAGAGTCAGACATCTTTGTAATAAACAGCGATGGTGATAATGTTCCAGCAATTTTAAGTTTAAACAGCAATAATTCTATTGCAAATATTTCATACACTGATGGCGGCAATCTAACAATATCTCAAACTTTAGAAGGTAATGTTTTTATTGGTAGTGGACAAACTATTGAAATAGATGGTGGCGGTAGTATTAGTGGTGCAGGTTTTACAGGTAATGTAACAGGTACAGCCTCAAATGCAAACGGTCTTGTATCTGCAGTCACAGTAGCATTATCAGGTGACGCATCAGGTTCTGCTATATTTCAAAACAGTGGTGACACAGCCACTATAAATACAACCTTATCAGCAAGTGGTGTTTTAGCAGATGTTTACGGTAGCAGTTCAATTGTGCCTGTAATTACAGTTGACGGTAAAGGAAGAATTACATCTGCTTCTAATTCAACTATTAGTATTTCAGTTAGTGCAATTACAGATTTTTATTCTCAAGTTAATAGTCAAGTAGAAAATGCAATTATAGATGGTAGTGGTTTAACTTATACACCTATGACATCTGAAGCACGTGGAAAATTCAATGTTGGTGCTAATGCAGATAATAGTATTATTGTAAATGAAAATGATATTCAAGTTAGCGAATCATA